TTTTTGGCGCTGTATTTTTTAACGTTGTGTTTGTGGCAAATGACAAGCAACGCGGCAAATAGTAATATAGTAATATAGATCATAATAAAAAAGTGCCGGGATATAGCGCCCGGCGTCGCTGTTGATTGTTATTTATTCATCCCAAGCGGCAAATGCTCGCGCCTCTTGTGGCGTCCAGCATCGTGCTGCTGCTCTTGGTGAATAACGCTCGGCCGCCTTCAGTTGCTGATCATCAACCTTCGCTTGATGTGCATCTGGCTTTGCGGCTTTTTGCTGTGTTTCGCTTGCCATTAGTCCCAAGGGTTAGCTTTTTTAGTTGCAGGCGCTGCCGGAGCTGGTGCGGCCGCAGGCTTTTCGGATGGCGCTTCGTATCCGTCAAGCGCCTTGCAACGCTTGATCTGATTGCGTGTTGGATCTTTTTTATCAAGTCCAACTGTCGCAACTAGATTGCACCCGATCAACTCATCAGAGTCCATCGCTCCAGGCTTACCAATTGCCAAGCGCAATTCGTGAAACTCGCGTTGCCCAATTGACTGCGCCATTTCGTTTTCATGCATTAGCGTATACCATGAGAACAATTTGCGCCCCTTTTGCGACTTATCATGCACATTACCCAAAACGGAAAATGTGATGTTGCAGCCAGTGCCTTTCTTGTTCGCTGTCTCTTTGACAACGGCATCTTCGATTTCCAAGTAGTAATCGCCCTCCGGTAAAGGAGAGTTGTCAAACTCTGGTTTTTCTTCGTATTCGTCAGCGTTGAAGCCGCCCATTAGTGATGTTATATCTGCCATAATTATTTATTCCTTTTCTATTTAGTTGTTGATTGCGCGGCCTCAGATGCCGCATTTGTGAAAGCTTCCCATGATAAAGGTAACTTGTAAGGCAGTCGCCCGTAGACGCCACGGCCGCCGCCAGGATGCCCTGGTCGCTTCTGTGTGAACAAATAGCGCGTGCCAGTTAGATCTTTGCCAGTCTTTTTCTCTTTATTAAAGCCGACGTCTTCGGTCTTAACAATAGTTTCAGAATTGGCGAACAAGATCGAGTCTGCCCATCGTTGCAATGCAAGATGCACTTTCTCATGCAAATCGAATTGATATTGATCGAACGATGCGCCAAGCGGATCGTCAAATCGCTTCACTTTGACATGCCCGATTAAGATGACGCTGATGCCCTTGCTGCGTAGACGGTCCAAGCCTTCCATCAAGTCGCGCCATTTGTTGGCCGCCTCAATATAGCCTTTGCCGTATCCGCCGCCGACTTTCTCAATCGACTCGCAATTGCTTTCTTCGCATAGCTTGGACCAGATGACTGGCTCAAGTGCAGATGCGCTATCAATAATAAAAGTTTTAAACTCGTGATCTTCTTTGATTAACGTGCGCACTGCGGCCAATACGTCGTCAAATGTCTCAGCGCGTGGAAACTTTGCCACGTCCAAATCATCAACGCCCTCCTCGCCCTTAATAGGTAGAAAGATAGGATTGTCTGCACCGGCTGCGAATGTTGACTTGCCGATCTTTTCGACGCCAAGCAACACGATGCGCGGAGCTTTATGCTGCACGCCCTTTTTAATAGATGAAAGGTCAAAGCTCATGAGTAGCGCCCTCCCTTTGCATCTTCGTTAATCATCACCTCGGCATCTTCGCCGCGTGTGGATGTGATGCGTATACTATACGCACGCACATTGTGATCGGCTTCCAAGCAATCAAGGATTTCCTCGATGTCTGCTTCCGCCTGTCTGATTGCTTCTTTTATTGTCATATCTTTTTTGATGTTATGGTTTATTTGTCTTTTACAAAGCACCCGTCGATCATTTGACCGGTGCGCTGTGAAATTATGTTGTATGCACTTTCGAGGCATTCTTCAAATGATATGCCCTCAAGCTGTGCAAGTAGAATAAGAACGACGCCGCAATCACCGATTGCGTCAATTGTTTCTGCATGGTCTTGCTTGATCAAGCCTTGTAGCAACTCGCCGCACTCTTCGTGCAGCTTTAAGTATTGCGTCAAGCTTGTTGCTTTGGCGTTTGGGCCAGTGATGTTTTTTTCTTCGCCCCATTGGCGAATCAATGTGATTAATTGATTAGTGTTCATTAGTTTTTGTCTTCTCTGATTTCGGCTTTATTGCCGTAAACTATCACGCAGCAGTGCGGTCGAAACTCTGCGGCCGTCCAGCCATCGCCATCTTGCGTCGCGTCTGGATTGCTCATCGGCACATTGTAACGCTTCTCAAATTCATCGCGCACATTGTCAACTGGACCACGCCAGATGCTTTCAACGTTATCAAGCGCAGTTGAATATCGCGCTTCAAGATTTTGCAAGGTTTCTTTTTTCTTAGCATTTGGCAACGTCACCAGGTCGCGCGGCAGCGTTATCAAGTCATGACTGCTAAATTGCCCGGCATCGCGATCATTGCCGTGATGCCAGACCGTGCCGTCGTCACTTGTAAACTCAATGACTGCGCTGCCGTCTTTATTTTCTAGGCTGTCGGTCGGCTCGGCAAATCCGACAAGCGCCGGAATAAACAAATGATTACTGCAAACTGCTTTTGCTTCGTTGCCAGTCTTGTCACATATCCACTTGCCATCTTGTGACGCCGTAGAATAGACACAATTGCGGCAAGAAAGCGCTGGCACTGGCACGGCAATGTCTTCGCTTGTGCCATGGCAAAGCTCTTTAGCATCGCAGAATTTGCACGCCCATGAATCCGGCTTGTCGCTTATCCGCTCTGGTGGCGTCGATGCATCAATAATCATCTGCGCTTTGTCAATGTAAGACTGCGCCCGCTTGCTATCGTGCTTAAGTCGCTCTGTATAAAGCTCGTCGTTGTCTTTGTTAACAACCATATACAAAGCACGCTTTAAGCCTGTTAAGTGCATGTAAACTTGCATCTGCGCGAAGTGCTGCGGCTTGTCTTTTTCGACGCCGTCGCGCTTTGTTTTGGTAAATGACTTAGCGCTCGCTGTCTTCATCTCAAGCAAGTGCCAAGTCTTAGGTGCTTCCGGCACGCCAAGCGCAGCGCCGTCAGTGTGGCCTTTAAAATGACCGTCACATGCGATGACTTCAAATTGGTTGCCATCGTTGTCAAACTCATGGACCTCGCAGCCGATGCCGCGCAGCTCTTCAACAAATGTCGCTTCTTCGCGATGGCCGCGATTGAATAGCCGATAAAGTCTGCCGTCAAAGTTAGGTGCGCTACAATGCCGGAAGTTATACCACAATTGCCGACTGCACTCAACACCTATACTTGATGCGCCGAGATACTTGCGCGGCTTCTCGCTTGTGCCGCGTTGTTTCCAATAGGATTCGATTGCTTCAACTGTAGCCGATTTGGTCGGCAAGACCTTTGATAAATCTGTCATAATTAATTGATATGTTACACCCTAAAAGCCCGCCGATTTCTCGGCAGGCTATGGGGCAATGGTTGGCGTTATGGCGTAACTTAGCAACTACGCCTCGCTTGTCAATACATTAAGATGCTTTTTTTGCAGAAAACTTTGGCCCGAACCATCGCACCGCAAGATACATCTTTTGACGCTTCCATCTTGAAACGCCGCAAACTGCCATTGCTTCTTTGAATACTTTGGCTGCCATCTTAAAATCAATTGGCGATTCGCCCTTATGTCCAAGTACGCAAAACAAATCATGCACAACGGCCGCTTCCAGGTATTCGCCAAATGGCGGGTAAAGATTCCAAAGCATGCGCGGCACGCTTGCGCCATCGCTTACAAATCCAACTGGCACTTCAACGTTACCAATCAAATCTGATTCATAGAATAATGCACGATCTAAAATGACAACGCGTGTAAATTTCCCATCAATTGTTTTTTTAGACACACGCGCATCAATCTGATTGATGAATTTACTCATGGAGTCACGCTTGCTTGTGCATCTGTTGTTGCGCTAACCGATGCCTCTTGTGTGGCATCGCCTTGCATTGAAATTGTAACGTTCGACTTCCAGCCATAAACAGCTACGCCGCGTTTTGTCGCGCAACCAGATAGAAGCAATGCAGCAATTAGTAATAATAGTGTTTTCATTTCTTTTTGTCCTTTTTGTTTAATGCGTTATGCACTGTTTGTAATACTTCGGTCGACAACGACTCGATGCCGTCTTGCTTGCCCTTCATTTCTCCAAGTTGCTCCCTAATATCTGATTGGTCCTTATTTAGCTGCATGATTGTTTTGTACATAATGCCGATTGCGCCAGTTAAAGCGCCACCGGCTGCCAGTACAATCGTGACTAAATGACCGACATCCATATTATATTAATGCGCTAAAATAAGTAGCATCGCGTATCCAAATCCGACAAGATGCGATGCAATCAACAATGTGTTTACAATCTTAAGCGGCTTGGTGGATGATACTTCTGCGGCTCTTAAATGGCAATATGCTGCGGCAATCCCAAGACATTGGCGAAAGAATATATTAAAAAATACGCCAGCGTTTGTGAGAGTTTGAAATGCTGAGTCGCCAATAAACGAGGCTGTCCAAGGCATGAACCAATAGATGTTGTCAAGTGCTGCCCCGATAAAACCGATAGCCACACCCATTACAAACCAGTCCTGCCCGGTCTTGCCTGTATTTAGCCATGCCTCACGCGCTGATGGCAGCCACATATAAACGACTGCAAACGCCAAAATGACTGTTGGAAATGTTAAGCCAAGCGAGATAAGTTCTGCAATATTTTGTATATCCATTATACTTCGTCGGTCGGAAACCATCCTGCGGCTTCCATTTGTTCGCGAGTTATTAAATT